CTACAATCCGTGTTCTACCGTCAAGGTGAGTGTATCCGTATTTTGATTCTTTTTCGCAAATCGGACACATCCACCTTTCCCCTAAATACAAGATCAACCAGACATGGCAATCGTCACAACTAGGTGGCCCTAGACCCATTACAAGTCGCCGTCTTTGCGATTTTCAGAATAGTGTACGTCAAATGAACCACCGGGGTAGCGGCTTTGTAGCTTGCGTACATTTTCATCAATCACATCATTAGGATCAAGATTCAATGCACGACAGGCATTAATCCAGTACCACATAACGTCACCGAGTTCACGTTTCATATGGTAAACTGCATCATCAGTCAGTGCTTTACCTTGAAAAATGATCTTCTTGGGCACTTCGATAAATTCACCACTTTCTGCGGCTAAACCAAAACATGCGGTGATTAACAGTGGCACATTGATATCAGGGCCATATTTCATTTGATTGTCTGATGCATCTAGTTCGTAGTTGGCATCAATCCTATCGCATGTATCCATGAACGCAGTCAAGTCATTGCTTGCTTGACTAGTTACAGCCTCTACAAAATCTTTATATTTATTTAAATCAATATTCATACTAAGTCCTTAAACATTTTTTTTCTTCCTTCTACACCCAACGTACTCTCAAAAATTTCTGTTGTACGTTGTAGCATTGCACATGCCAACATTAGCATTTCTTCCTTACTATCAGTCAATTCAATTGACTTGTCAATTAGAACCATTAGTTCTGGCATGCGTTCTCTTACATCTAGGTTTTTCATTTTAAAACGCTTTCAAAATAATCATGTTCTCATTGAATCTGCCGTTCGGTACTGCACCGACTGCTTTGATATCTTTGAAATACTTACGTGCCGCGGGCTTGCTTCCCATGACTTCTTTAATTTGCTCACCGGGCTTGCGTAGTGTTTTCATCTCACTAGTGTTCGCATCGAAACCTAGTAGTGTGTTACCCTTGACACTAAACACTTTGCTATACTCGTCAGCAATATAGTGATGCAGTTTACGCTTACCTGTATCGTAAACCCATGCCTCACTTGCACCATGCAGTTTCGTAGGATGCACACTAACTAAATCAAGTTTGCTTGCAACGTCCTTGAACAACTTCAAGTACTTCAGTTTAGCAACAATCTTCTCGACAGGTACTGCTTTACGCTTACGTGGAGCCTTGCTTGCTTTCTTAATACTGATATAACTATTTAAGTCACCTAATACACCGTCAATGAATTTGAGGATGTTGCGAACCTGAATCTTACCTAGAAACGCATAACCCTCTTTAAGAGACTCGTCACCGTCACTTAGTCGCTGGAATTCATCTTGCTTGCGCTTCCAGATTTCAACAATGATTGGGATATGTTGCGGCATGACATTGTATTTTGCAACAATATCAACTGTCTTTTCTGACGCTTTGCCCTTAGTCACAAAATCGTCAATCATGCCTTCCATTTCACCAGCAGCATCACGTGCCTTTTCACGCAATACTTCCTGAATGTTAGGACGTGTTGATACCACTTCTTCTTTGACAATACTAGTTGCGCTAGTTTTTGTTTCACTTGTGGTTAGTGTTTTCAGTAAACGCTTAATGTCGTTTTGTAGGGTGAGTTCCTCATGCTCAGTCAGTTCAAGACCGCGCATAGTCATGCGTGAGACCCAGCACAATGTTAGCAGGAATTCGCTTTCATGTACTTTTCTAAGTTGCTTGGCTTCATCTGTACGCTTGTTGTAGTCCAGATATTGGCACAATAGTTCTTTTGCGTCTTTTTTACTATAGAATCGATTATACCATGTGAAACTTCTAGCAAGAGTTGAGAATCGTTGTTCAGCATCGGGCTGAACTGGGAAGACGGGTTCCTCACCCATGTATTTTGTATCAGCGTCACGGGGATTTAGTGCTTTTACAAACTGGTCTTCTGTGGGTTTTCTAGCCATGATTTACTCCAAAGTTTCAATTGAACACGTATTGTAGCATATAAACCATTTATTGTCAACTGTTTGGGTAATACGTAGTCAAGTCTATTTACGATAAATAAGTAATAAGGTAGATTAAATATGCCCCGACTTAGCCTTTGGCGTCCCAATAAAACGAACGATTACAACTTTTTTGATAGAACAATATCAGAACAGTTCACCGCAGGTGCCACGGATTTGTATGTACACAAGTATATGGGTCCTACAAATCAAGGTCCGTCTATAGATTACACACAACCTGAATATGATGTACTAGCACCAACTAATATACAAGACCTATTATTCTTGGAAAACCGTGACAGAACATATGAACCAAATATCTATCGACTGCGCGGGCATTATAATGTACAGAATTTAGACTTTGACTTAAGTCAGTTTGGTTTGTTTTTAAACAATGATATTATATTCATTACGGTTCATTATAATGATATGATCCAATTGATTGGAAGAAAACTAATGGTTGGTGACGTTATTGAGTTACCTCACTTACTTGATTACAATCCTTTAAAGGAAACTATCCCAACTGCATTAAAACGATTCATGCAAGTCACCGATGCTAACTATGCAAGTGAAGGTTTCAGTCCAACTTGGTTCCCACACTTATGGCGCATTAAATGTGAGCCGATGGTTGATAGTGAAGAATTTAGTCAGATACTAACTGAACCAATCAACCAAGACAATTATCTTGGGTTGTGGGACAAAGATAAAACATATCCTGCAGGATACGTAATTACATTTGGTGATAAAAATTACAAATCATTGATAGATGTACCAGTTGGAATTACTCCACCTAATTCAACATACTGGGAGTTAGATACTGCGGATAATCTTAAAGATATTCTTTCTACGTATAATAAAAATATTGAAATTAACAACGCAGCACTTGAAGAAGCAGCTAGATTATTACCCAAATCAGGTTATGATAATAGCAATTTATACATTGTACCTACATACGGTGAGTATTCAAGTGATGGAGTTCAATCCAATGCAATAAATAATCCTGCCCCTCCAGTTGGAGTTAATACTGATTCTACAGGTGCACCTGTACCAGCATCAACTGGAACTGTAATGTTGATACGCAACAAACAATACAAGAATCCAAGTGCAGTAATTAGAATTTCCAAAAAATCTATTAAAAGTATTTGGGATCAAACTGCTGACATGGGCTATGAAAAACTAGATGTTTTTAATACTGCTCATTTAGAAACTCTTACACTAGCGCCAGATAGAACAAGTACTGGTTCAGGACAAGTAACAGGTAATAAAGTATTATCAGTTTATTCTATGGGGCCTATTGTAGGACCGTATGGAACGGCTGATAATACATACGCAACGGCTGATGCTAATCCAGAACTTCCTAATTTTACTGGTACAATTAATACTCAAATGGATTGGAGAGCAGATTGCGATCCTGCATATCAATTTATTGCACGTAGTAGCCCTCGTACTTTTGGATATACTACCGGTTATTTAGATGGCAACGGTCAAGCTCCAAATGGATTCCCGACTGGTGCTGGAATAAGTTTCCCACAAAATCCACAAGTAGGAGATTACTTTTTACGCATTGACTATTTCCCGCAAGTTCTATATCGTTGGGACGGTAGAAGATGGGTTAGAATATCAGAAAAAGTAAGGACTGAAACAGGATTTAACCAAGCAAATCAATCTCAATTGTCCGGCTTTATTAACAACAATGCACAAACAGAATTAACAGATGGTAATTATGTACCACAGCGTCAAGGATTATCTACTATTTTAGCACTAACCCCAGACACACTACCACCTAAAACTTAAGGATTTAAATGGCAGATTTTTTTTATGACAATCAGATACGCAGATTTTTAATACAGTTTGCAAAAATTTTTAGCAATTGGCAAGTTACCAAAGGTAAAGACCCGGCTGGAAATTTAATACTAATGAGAATACCTGTAATGTACGGTGATAGTAGTAGGCAAGCTGCCACTATCATTGCTAATAATAGTGCTAGTAATTTGCCCAGTGCTCCTTTAATAACTTATTATATTAGTGGGTTAGAGTATGATCAAAAAAGAACACAAGATCCTACGTATACTGAAGTGATTAATGTACGACAACGGTCATATAATAGTGAAACACAAAATTATGAAACGGTTCAAGGCCAAGCATTCAATGTTGAACGATTAATGCCAGTACCATACACACTGCGTATTAATGTAGATTTATGGACCACAAATTATAATCAAAAATTAGAATTGATAGAACAATTAGGTACATTGTTTAATCCTGCAATGGAAATTCAAAGTACTGACAATTTTATTGATTGGACTAGTTTGACGGTTGTGTATCAAGATGGTCTCACATTTAGTAGCAGACAGATTCCACAAGGTACCGGAAATCCAATTGATGTACTAACATGGAAATTTTACATGCCTATATGGATTAGTACTCCTGCTAAACTTAAAAAGTTCAGTGTTATTGGAAAAATTATCAATAGTATTTTTGCAACTCAGGCAGTTAATGATATACAAGATGAAGATTTATTGTTAGGTACAAGAAGAAAAGTTACACCATACGGACATAAAGTATTATTAATAGGTAATACATTACAGGTATTACCGGATGCTGTTGCATTTTATCCTGGAAATAATGATTTAGATCTTCCTGCAAATCCTAATACAGATATATATTGGTCAAGTGTATTGAATGTGGCAGGTACAATAAAACCAGGAATAAGTCAAATATGGTTACAAAACCCATATATGGCAACTGATATCGTAGGTACCATTGTTCCTAATCCTAATGATGATAGATTATTGATATACAATATTGACCCAGACACATTACCCCAGAATACATTAGGACCAGTAGACGGTGTGATCAACCCGCAACTAACAGGACCAAACTCAGGATTGCCTGGGCCAGTCAACGGATGTAGATATCTTTTAACTGACAATATTGGATCACCTGGTACTTCAACTGTATCTTGGGGAGAATTAATTGCAAATGCAAATGATATCATTGAATATAGCACCAGCGACGGTGCATGGTTTGTGAGTTTTGATAGCACTATAACCACACCTACAACATTAGAGTATGTAACTAATTTGACTACCAGTGTTCAATATCGTTATGTTGACGGCAGTTGGATGAAGAGTTACGAGGGTTGGTATGGTGCAGGAGATTTTTCTATAGTCATCTAATACTATGATAAATCATAGTATGAGCAATACATCCGCAGGCGTTTTCTTTTATAGTAATAAAACAAGTCGCTACTTATATCTATTGCGTACTGATAATAAAAATCCAGGAAATTGGGGAATTCCCGGTGGTAAGATAGAAGATGATGAAACTCTCTTTGAAGGCATCACTAGAGAGTGTACG